GTTTTTTGGTACTGCTGAGGAGTACGATCTGTCTGGTGATTTGTGCAAAGAGTTACGTGCTCGTGTGCAGTATGTTGTCGACTCAGCTCGCAAGGGTGTGCGGCTTAGTCATGTCTTCGTTGATTTCTTGAAGGATGAGCTACGCACCAAGGCGAAGGTGGATGCTGTGGCAACGCGCCTCATCTCTTCAGCGCCACTGGACTACACGATTGCGTGGCGTATGTATTTCGGAGCTTTCAGTGCTGCCGCCATGTCTAACAACATCGACACGGGTATGGCGCCGGGTGTTTGTCCTTACTCAGATTGGGCGCGTGTGGCTTCTGTCATGAAGAGCAAGGGCACGAAGGTTTTTGACGGTGATTTCAAGGGTTTCGATGCCTCTGAGCAACCGTCCATCTTGATGTTGCTGTTGGATGTGGTTAACAGGTGGTATGACGATGGTGCTGAAAATGCACTTGTGCGCAAGGTCCTATGGATGGACTTGATGTATTCGCGTCACATTGGGGGAAAGGGTGACAATCAGTCTTTTATCTACCAGTGGAACAAGTCTCTTCCCAGTGGTCACCCATTTACCACCATCGTCAACAGTATGTACAGTCTCACCCTTCTGGTGGGGTGTTACATTGCTATCACGGGCCAACCCACCAATTTCTGGGATCACGTCTTTTCCTTGACGTACGGCGACGATAACATCAACAACGTCTCAGATACTATTGCGCCCTTGTTCAATCAGGTGTCTGTGGCTTTGGCTATGCAGCGCGAGTTTTCCGTGGTGTACACGTCTGGGAGGAAGGACGGGAATTTGTGTGAATACACGACATTGGATGAAGTGACGTTCTTGAAAAGGCGCATCATTTTTGACCCCGTCTACGGGTGGTCTGCGCCGCTGGAGCTGGACAGCTTTTACTACACCATTTATTGGTGCAAAAACAAAAAATATGAGCATGAGTATATCCCAGCTGTGCTCGAATTAGCTTTGGAGGAGCTATCTTTGCATGACTCCAAGCTATGGGATAGCCACTCGTCTGCCCTGCTCAAGGTTATGGCCTCTGCTGAACACGAACCCCGCTGCGTGGCAACGCGCGACGGGTATCGCAAGGTCGTTGCTATGCGGACAGACGCATGGTTTTGAGGTGTTGCAAATATACGCAATTGTGGAGTTTCAAATTCCGGTGGCCGGATTTTACTTTTGGACAGGAAACAACATCTCAACAGTGTGATTTTTATCTTACTACTCAGGCTCACTTTACAGCCAGAGAAGCCACCGCTTTCGCCAGTCTGAGACAGCTGGTGATCGTATTATCGTCTTGCCACAAAAAATACAAATATTACAAACAATGAAGTCCCTGTGCGAGATTCTGTGGAGGCTTGCTCTACGATTGACTCTTTGTCTATCTCCAACACGCCAGAGACCACAGGGGTTACTTCATTCGTGCAGGAAGCTTGCACGAATCTTTCTGTACTGTCTGGTAAAGCGAGTCATCTTTTTTCTCCGAGCTCTAACATTCAGAACCTTACCGAATACTTCCGACGCCCTGTCACTATTGCTGCTGGCACTTTGCCTACTGGCACGTATTCCAACGTATTTGCACAAACGGCTACAGCAAGCAACATCGTCTCATCCTTTCCTAATGGTGCAGCTCGTCTTCAGGGTGTCTTTGGGTATCGTGCTACTTTGGTTTATACTCTCCAGGTTGCTGCCACTCCCTTTCACCAGGGCGTTATAGCCTTATCTTTTCAATACGGTGCGGGGACGAGTTTCACCACCACTTTTCGGCGGTATCTCAATTCAATGGCAGTGACTAATCTGCCACATGTGCGCCTTGATCTTGCCTCGGACACAATGGTTCAACTCAGAGTGCCCTACTTGGGCTCTCTTGAGTATTTGCCGACGGAGCAGATCATTGCTAATAACGCCGACTTTGTTGGCATCGCGGCAGTGAATATGATCCAACCGGTGCAAGCAGTTACAGGCATGACAGCACCCACGTATCAGATTCTGTTCCACCTTGAGGACCTCGAACTGTTCGGTGCTAAGCCTAATGCTGTGGGTACACTAAGTTTGCAGTCTGGGAAGGATCCCGTATCCAGGGAATTTGAGCAAGAAGGTTATCCTTTTTCTTCTGGTACCATGGCTCTGTCGCGTGCGTTTAAGTGGTTTTCTTATGGTGTGCCAATGTTGTCTTCTGTGGGGGGCACTACGTCGTGGTTTCTAGCTAAGGCTGCGGGCGCTATTCGCGCCTTTGGCTTCGCCAGACCCACTATTGTGGACCCTCCTCAGAGAATGGTAGTCTTTGACAATGTCCTCGAATGTAACGCAGACATTCCGAGCGCCTGTAACGTTGTTGGTCCAATGGCGTCTAACAGGTTGCGCCTTGACGATAAGATGGGTGGCACGGACGCTGACGAGATGTCTCTTAAGTATGTCTCGTCACAATGGTCGCAGATATGCATTGGTTCTATTGCAACGACGCTTGCTACCGGCGCAGTATTTTATGCTGCGCCGGTGTCACCTAGTTGCTTCTGGGCCAGGGCACCTACGGCCACTCCGTACTACAACATTCGTCCTCCCTCTGCTTCTGGTGCGACTGCAAATGCTTTCCTACCATCCAGCCTCATGTTTGTCTCGTCTATGTTCAAATACTGGAAGGGCTCTATCAGGTTTCGGTTCACGTTTGCGAAGACAAAAATGCATGCGGCTAGGGTCCTTGTGTCCTTCAGTCCGTATGTGGATGCTCAGTCTTTTACTGATGTTACCACTTTGCCAGTGCCCATCAAGGCTGCCAGTTACGGCACCCCTGGACCTGACGTGTTTGGCTACTCAGCCATTTTTGATCTTAAGGATGGCAACATCTTTGAGTTCGAAATACCGTACATGAGCCCCAGTCCGTGGTCAGCGTTTCAAGACGCCATTGGGTGTGTGACTATGTCTCTTGTCAATCCGCTCATTGCTCCCTCAGTCGTTTCCAATACCATAACCTTCATGGTTGAGGTCTGTGGTGGCTCTAACTATGAGCTTGCCGATCCATTCTCTCCTATCTGGCCAGCTCACAATAGTCCTACGTTGCGTCTCCAGTCGGGTGGCGTCGTGGTGTCTGACACTGCTGACAATGTGTGTGAGTATACTGTAGGTGAATGTGTTTCCTCTCTTAAACAGTTGATCGCTATTCCGCACGTAACTTGTGAGGTCTTCCCTGCCACCCCTGAGCCCTTTGATGGGGCCTACGCTGTGATGATTCCGCCTTGGTTTTACCAGCCAGCGGCGTCAGCACTTGTGCCAGGGGCTACTTCGTTCAAGAGCGGGAGTTTTTCTTTTGGTGGGAACATCGCTGCAGCGTATGCTTTTGCCACGGGCTCGACAGACCTACACGTATACCAGCGTCCTACCGTTCCAGCTTCGCGTCCATCGTACATGTGTGTGCGCCAGCGCAATCTGGAGTCCAGCACAACCATCACGACCGCGTCTGCCACATCCCGCGGTCCTTCTGCTGCACCTCTCGTCCAATCATCCGTCACCGGCGTAATGCATGTGCGCTTGCCTCCTTACCAGAAGTTCGCGCGCATAGCAGTTTCTGCCCTCAACGACATCCTCACATGGTCTTTGGGCTATGGCTTTTCCGCTCAGCCAACTATTAACTTTAGTAATAGACGCGGTATCGTTTTTTACAATTTGAGCGTCGACACGCCCACAGATGCAGATTTATTCTGCGGTCGTGCGGCCGGCGACGACGCTCGTGCGACGACCTATTTGGGTCCCGCACCTTTTGCTCTTCTCTCTGGTGCTACGGCTTCAACGCCGTGGGATACCGATGCCTCTCGTGAGGTGTTTGGAGATATTTGAGCGCAACATTCTTGCGAAACATGAATAGGTTTTTTGCCTATGGC